GGATTTTCCTTCCCTGCTTGCCCTGCTGACAAAATACGTCAGCAAAATTTCCCCATGCCTGAATCTGAAACAAGCCGTCCTCGTTCCTGATGTAACCTACACTCTTATTTGCCAGCGTTGATTTGGCAACGTCACCATCGAGCGTTCCCTCAATGATAATTTGATTCAATGGTTTCATAATTTGTCTCCTTACTGATTTTTTTGGATAAACCAGCAAACCAATTTATTTAAGTTAACTGAGTAAATCTACTTTATTTATCTAATTTTTTGTTTGCTATAAAGGGAATATCTCTTTTAAGCAGGTAATTATAAGTAACAAAATTGTCATTAAGATAATTCACAGCTTCTTCTTCGGTAAAACCACGTGAGTTCAAATATTCAACCAAGGATTCAATATCAACATGACCTTTTTCCTCTTTCATTTCCAAGCCCTTCACGTTTTTTGAAGTTAAACATCCACGTGAATCTGTAGTTTTAAGAAATTCTCCAGTTTCCATGTTTTTAATGTACTCAACATAATTATGATATGTTTCCTGCCTTACATAAGCAAATCTCTTTTCCATAGTTAATCTCCTTCCCAGTTTTTTATCCAGAACTGGAAAACTGTTTTTTAATTTTCAGACGATATCGTAATGGTCAATTACCCAATCCAAAGAACCCAAATCAGTGTTACCGTCCTCTTGCATTTGGTTTAAAACCTCATTTGGCTGGTAATAATAAACCACAACTCTGTCCATATTTTCATTGTAATCAGAACAAGCCGAAAACTCTGTGTAACCCTGCCATTCAGTTCCCTCAGTTACTCTGCAAGTACACTCACAATTTTCTTTTTCTGCCTGCTCTACATATTCAAGACCCGCAATCTTAATAGCTTCTTCTCTTGTCATAATTTGTCTCCTTACTGATTTTTTTGGGTATACCATAACTTTCACCTCACTTTTATTATAGAATTTGCAGGATGAGATAAATTTCACCCTGCAAATATTTTTTAACAACCTTTCAAAAATCTTTTATAGCAAGTGTTACCAACTGGATACCAGCCCATATCGTCAGCAAAAGCACCTTCATTGTCAGTGATGAATCTGCCTGCACAAACAAGCCGAAGCATTTTCATGTTCGCAGTTGGTTTGACAGGTCTCCCACAAATTAAACACGGCTCACCTTTATCGTAATCACACATATCCTCGAACTCGTCATGGGTCTTTGTTTTCACATCTTCGTAAAGTTTCATCATTTTAATCTCCTCGCAAGTTTTACTTGCTTTATTTGTTTTGTTAATTATATAATATAGTATTTTACAAAAAATGTCAAGTGATTTTTAGAAAATATTTTTATTTTTTTATTATTTTATACTAGTATTTTATATAGTGTAAAATATAGCTGGTACTTGTTTACTATTATATGGTAAAAATTCTCTATAACGCAAAAAAACACGCCCTACAGCGTGTTTTCAGTACTGGGTAATATTTTTATATTACCTGATATGGGAAACCCCTTTATCGTCTTTTTTAACCTCAAAAACCTTGTCAGCTACATTGATTATTTCACCGATATGGGAAACTAATATTATTTGCAGGTTCATTTTTTTTGACAAGGTTCTCAAAATTTCACCCGCCCTTTCCTGCAAGTCACGGCTCAGGAATCTGAACGGCTCATCCAGAACTATAACATTGTCAATTCCTCTTTCCAAAGCATAGCAGGCAATACGCAGGGCAAAACAAGTCAGGTCAACCACGCCACCACCACTCGCGTTCATCGGGTCAACCTGTCTTCCAGTTTTTTGGTCAAGAAAAACAAGCTCAGCGTCTGTTTTCCCCCTGCTGATGTTGAACATAATTTGGAAAGTATACTCTCCCGGAAAGCAAGTTTCCAACGCAAGATTGACAATATCCTCAACTTGAAATTTGAGATGCTCCTGCGTCTGCTGAGCCACCCTCTGTAGAAACGCCTGGGATTGCTCAATTAATTTTTGCCGTTCCTCAAGCTGGTGTTTCTTTTCGGTGTATTCCTCAATATACTTCTTTGTCTGAATACTTATTCCTTGACACTGCAAGAACATTTGTTTTATTTTTTCAACTTCCATATCAGAACCTGCTTAACTCATCCTCAAGTTGTTCCCAGTCATAAGCCTTCGTTATTTTTTCATAAAGAACTTGTTGACGCTGAACTATTTTTTTCTCTTCCTCATCCAGTTCCTTCAACTTGTTTTTTATTTCATTCTCATCGTCAGTACCATACTTTTTCTTCCATTCCAATTTTATGGCTTCCATCTGACCCTGTGACTTCGCCGAGGCAATTTCCGCCTTGGAAATAAGTTCATTGATTCTCTCAACTTCATCGACATTCATTCTCATACTCCTCAATGGTAAATGTTTTCAAAGTGCAGGCTGTTTCTATTACTTCCAATATTTTACATAACGTTTTATATCTACTGTAATCATAACCTGCCTTACACCTAACTAAATCATTGTTATCCACATACTCAATTTTTTTACCAGTAACTTTTTCCAATTTAGTTTTCAGTTCATACCTTTCCTTCAAACACTGAATGATGTTTTTTTTGAAAAGTTTTTTAGTTATTCTTTCAGTCAACTTATATATATTATTGTAATACCTGTCAACAGTTTTCACATCACACCTCCAACAGTTCCTCAATTATCCTCACCATGTTTTCATCCAATTTATTTGCAATAATTGCCTTATGGACATTATCAACAAAATCCAATGATATATTTTTTGTGTTCTTCAACTTGTCAACAAAACTCTCTATTCTGTTCTCCCTTTCCTCCTGCTTCAAAATATAGCTGTCGTCAACAAATTCCCCACTATCCATTATAGGAATGAACTCAACAATATTCTTTTCAGTGTCCACATAATAAACACCGCACTGATAGTCCTTGAAGTCACTGGCCTGTCTTAAAAGACAGCCGGGATTCACAACGTGCCGACCATTCTTTTCATAATGAAAGTTATGGTGATAGTCACCTGTGAATATCCATTCCGCATTCGGAAACTCGTCAAGCAATTCCTTTGCCGTTATAGCGTCAACATTCGGTGGCATGGATTTTACGTCTGGAAAACACAATATATGCTTAAAAACAAATTTCGCGTTCAAGTTATCCGATTCGTCGAAGTTGCTCGCTGAAATATCATTCCGCTTCTCATCATCAATAACATTTACTATGGTACTTATATTATAGGATTCCAAAAGAATACCTATCGCTGATTTTGAAATATTAGCTGAACTGTGATACAGTAAATCGTGATTACCTGCCAGCAATCCCAAACTCAAGTTAAGTGAATGTAAATCATCGGAAAACTTCTGAACCATTGAAATACATTCAAATGATGTGTCATGATTGGAATGGTAAATGTCCCCATCACAATACACATTACATTTTTTTTCTTTCGCAATCTCAACAATCTGATTCAACGCTTTTCTCTGCGTTCCCATCCAGTCATCGTCAGTCCTGCACCTCGGTCTCGTTGCCCTTATATGCCAGTCAGCTGTTATAATCCCCCTCATTCACTCACCCTCTCATTCTCAATCATAGCTTTTGTTTTTCTATACCAGTTCAAATTCAAGTCTTCCTTGTTTACACAAACAATATTTTTATTAAAATTTCTGTTGATGTAAAAACCTGCACGGAACCAGTACTCATTATCCATCTCATCAAGTTCATTTCCCTTGGACGCAAAGTTCTTTATTCGCTCCAAATCATCCTTGACAAAATCACCGTTCTTAAACTTATCAAACATACTTTTCATTTATTTTTTCCTCCGTACATTTCCCATGCTTCATAACTGCACCACACAATGGACAAATATCAGGGAGTTGTTTTCTCAACTTTTCAACTTCCATTTTTTTATTATTTACCACGTCATTGCAATATTCAAATTTTTCAATTTGTTCTTCCAATTCCATACGACCGGAACGTACCGCCTTTATTTTGTCAAAGATGTCATTTATTTCATTAATGATTTTCACGCATGACTTGAAGCTGGGATAAACTGTTTTTTTACAGTTATTCATAATTTTTAAGTCATCGGTAATTTTATTTTTTTCAACAATTACATCATTTAACTTTTCATTGTACGACAACAACTCCACAATTAAATTTTTTACACTGGTGACTTCATTAAATTCCTCAATTATTTTTTTGTACTCATCAAAAACACAAATTTGATTCTTAATGTTATCAGTTGTCTGTTCAATTTCATTTACCTTATTTGTAACATTATCATATTTCACCAACAGTTTCTCAACGGAATCCAACCAGTTATATTTTTCAAGTCGCTGGTCAAAATCAAGCAACAACTCATCAACCTGCTTGATTTCGTTGGCTGTTTTTCTACGCTTGCTCTCAGTGTTCGAAAGTACCTTGTCTATAACGTCAAGACGAACTGTTTTATTGAAATACTGAGCAACCTGTCCGCTTGTCATTGACAACAAAAAAGGAGCATCCTGCTGTTTTTGAATGTTAGTGTCACCCAAACACAATATTTTATCGACCTGCTCCGGAACATCCGTTTTTACAACGTTCAGCTCCATACCGTTAACAATGTACTGATTCTCAGTTTTCGTTCTTCGTCTCGTTACCGTCCCATTGTCATTTTCAACGGTAACGCTCATTGGGGCTATTTGGTTTCCCTTCTTGTCGGTTGCCCAATGGCTCAACAAGGTGTCAGTTCCAAGCGGTCTGTTGTAGACCGCCCAATACAATGCTCTCAATACAGCTGACTTTCCGTTGTTGCTACTTCCAACAATGGCATTGATTCCAGAACTGAATTCAATCTCAGTTTTCTTATGGCTCTGAATGTTCTCAATTTTTATGTTTCTTATCATACTATTATTATAGGAACAATAAAAAATAAGGGTATCTTAATAAAGTTCATGTATTTATATTATCTTTATTAAGATACCCCCCCCGATTTTCGCAAGATGTCGCGCGATAACAGCCTGTTTTTATAACCCCTTATAAATCAAATAATAAAAATTCAGATTTCCCTTCACCTAAAACAAAATCCAAAATCCAATTCTTCGCATATTCTGAACTAATCATACTTCTTTCTTCAGAACACAAACCAGCCACATCTCCAGCTCTTGCGTTTGCTATAGTTTTAGTATTTTTATTTTTATTTTTATTTTTATTATAACTAAATTTATTTTGTGTAGGTTCGCAATTCCAAAACCAAAAAGCCGTCGGTTTTTTAAAAAAATCACCTCTTTTACTTCTGTCCATATCGACTATGTCTGGATATTTCAAAAAATTTGATTTCAAATAAGTTTGTTCCGACCAAGGATTTTCAAAAATCATTCTTATATTCTTTTTAAGACAAACCGAAACGAACTTAATAAGGCGGTCAAAATATTCTTTACGCTTGTCTGACCTTTGCAAAATCTTTTCAATTTTCTGTTCGTCACTAAGTTTTCTATAATTCCTATTGGCAAGATAAAACAACATCTGACTATTGGCGCAAAAATAAACACAGGGATAAAATGCAATTATTAAATCTTCCGAAGTTATCTCGTCAAATAATGAAGACCCCCCATTAAATGCCACATCTATTTCAGAGAATAAATCTACGATATGTTCTGTTTCACCAAAATTATTTTGAATGTCATAATCTTCCGCAGCATAACCCAATTTTTTAAATTCATTTTTAAAATTTCCTGATTGCTCGAAAAAACAATAAACTTTTCCTTTTATTTTCATAATCTTTTACTCCTTTTATTATTTTTATATTCTTGTTCTTCATCCAGGTCTTCGCTATATTCATTATAATTATCAATATTGGTCAGATAAACTTCATTGTCAAAATGACTGTCAGTGACTATGCGACCAATAGAAAGACATTGTGTACAAACAGCCTCACGAAATTCCTGTTCACCCTCACGAATCGCCAGTTGTTTCAAACGCAACACGCCGTTTTTCTTTTCAACTGGTGTCTGGTTCAATGCTACCATGCTCGTAACATGAGCCAGCTTACGAATGTCCTCAGCTATGTCCTTTGAATCCGCGTCTTTGTTTATACTCTGCCTTCCTGACTGACTTGCAGTAAACACCGCACACTTCCTGCCTTGAGCCATTCCCCTCAGACGCTTCCAAATGCCGTCCAACTGATTGCGATAATCACCCTTCTCACTGGGTGACATTATGTCCGCATAGTCAACGATTATTACGTCAGGAACATAGTTTTCTTCCTGAACAAGTTTTTCAATCTTCGTGTCCAAATCCTCAACAGTCAAACTATATGCAGGTACTGCCAATATCCTTATGTCACCGCCCCGAAACAGCCTTCTGAAATTTTTCTGTTTTTTTTCAATCTCAGTCACGGAAACAGCTCGCCTTGAAATTATTTTGTTCTTCACAATCCATTTTTCCTCATCGAATAGTTTTTCAAAATAAGAATAATTTATATTGTCATTGTCCTCATTAAGCTGTCCGCTCAACGCCGTCCAATACCTTTTGGACATTTGATGTTCGCTCATTTCCAAACTGACGTGAACCACCTTCAATCCGCTCTTGACGGCTTCAACACCTGCGTCAATCAAGGCAAAAGTTTTTCCCCTCTTCATGGGAGCTAGGTAACTTATGAAATCTTCCCTATGAATTTTCCCGACTATCTTTCCATACGCTCCCGAAAACTGAAACAACAGCTCATCCTCCTGTGTGAAACTGTTGACGACAGCCTCCGTGTTGTGCAACAAGGAAACAGCCTCACCACTGCTTTTCTCCACGTTTCTATATTTGGTAATTGCGTTCTCAGCCTTCTTAATGTCACCACTGGAAAGATATGCGTTAATGTCATCATTTAAATTTTTAAGACTTCTCCCTTTAAGATACTGAACTGCCTGTTGCAAGGCAAATTCATCATTAAAGTTTTTTATATTATCATAATCGTTACAAACTTTCTCAATAAAAGTTAAGATATTGTCCTGCAAATCCTCATCGTTCAAGTCACCGCACTTTACCCGATACAATTTCAATATGTCCTTCTGAGGTGCCTTCTTGAAATTATTATAAAATTCCTTTATCCACCCAGCCACGGTTCTAGCGTATTCAATCTCAAGTAAACGAGGATTCAATACTGGGCAGATTTCCCTACAAAACTTTTCCGAAGTTATCAAGCCAATCAACAAGTCACGCTCTGAAAGCGTATTTAATTTTTCCCTCTTCATATAAACCTACTTAATATATTATAGGGTTATTCAACAATAACATATTTAAGCATCGGGTCATATTCACAATATTTATAATGCTCACAGTCACTTCCGACAAGTTCATTCCCAAAGCCTTTGTCTTTCAATTCCTGCAATTTCTCAATCAATTCATTCACGGTGAGATAACCATGCTTTTTTAACATATTTTTTCTTTCTTCCTCTTTACTCATCTTCTTACTCCTTATATTTATTATGATTTCTACAGTCAAAAACTATATTCCAATCATAATTTTCATGATGCTCTTTACAATCTTTTTTCTTATCTTCTGGAAGCGTAACAACGTAACAATTTTTATTTTTGCAAAACATACAATTTTTTGCTTTTTTCTCAATCATTTTCTTTCATCTCCCTTAATTATTAGGCTCCTGACCTTCTTCTTTAAGTTCCAAAAAAACAGGGAACCTCAATGACTTGATATGAGTTGAAGTGTTTTCAGTCTGTTCAAAATACTGGACTGAAATTACTCTCCCAATCAATTCACCTTTCATTTTCCAAAACCTGTTTCTTTCTTCTTCTGAATAGCCTGAACCTACTTTCGCTTCAATGTGACCGAGTTTAGAATGCTCAATTTCACAAATCAACGCTCCGAGCCTGCCTTTATTGTGATTTGAACCTTCCTCAACACCTACCACAATCAAATCCATTTCTTCAAAGGCTTTTACTTTCAGCCAGTTCTTAGACCGCTTCCATTCATACTTTGAATCTGTGAATTTAATTACAAGCCCTTCCCAATCCTGCTCACGAACAATTCCCTTCATTAGCTCTTCAATCTTTGAAACATCTTTTCCAGTGTAAATATCTTCCAAAAAATTTAATGCGGTTGAATTGTTATCAGATGAAAGTTCAGAAAGATATAAATGCCTTGAGTAATAAGGTTGAACGCATCTTTTTTCATTCCACTGGTTGAGTGGTAAACCGTCAAAAATATTAAGGCAAACACCTTTCTTTTCTTCATCTTTTGTACTGATAATTTTTGTAGTCATTTTATAAACATCTTTTGAAGGATATTTCATAAAATCCTTAATCGTAATTTCACCGTCAAATACAAAATTATCAATAGGGAGATTTTTGATTGCCTGTTCAATTTCTTTACAGCCTGTCCAGAGTTTACCCTGTCTTGAAACAAGTTTTACATTACCATGCTCCTTAATGGCAATGCAACGACAGCCGTCAATTTTAGTGGAAATTGCAAATTCTCTTTTTCCGTCTACAAGCTCAGGCTTGTCATAATATTTTTCGCAAAGACAAACGTCAAAAGTCGGAATAAGTTTTGGAAAACATTTGTTGATTGTTTTTGAATCTACTCCGAGTGGAAAATTTTTGCAAACAATTTTCTTGAAAATATCCTTTTCAAAATCATCCTTACAAATCTGCTCCATAAGGTCTTTGACCTCAATAATGTCTTTTGAACTTCCAGTGTGATGGTAATCCAAATATATGAATACATCATAAATAGTTTTTACATCGCAGGTTGTGAAAGTTCCTGCAAGTTCAAATCCATAATCTTTTTCAAACTTCTTTTCAGCAATTCCTGAAATTCTTGAAGAATCGTACAACCACTTGTAGACTTCTTTCAAATCAGTGTCATCGTGGCTTTTAATGAAGTCAATTTTTGCGTTTGTTCCCGCAATAGAACCCAGTTCATTCAATACCTTACAAATTTCCGTAAATCTCATTTTTCTACTCCTTAATACATACTGGCTGTTATTTTATGTCCTTCCTTTAATTTCAAAACACCATTTTCAAAATCAACGTCATTTTTTATCGCTTGATATAAATTCCAACCTGTGAGAATTCTTTTATCATCAAGCCACCATCCAACAATCCGCCAAGCATTTTTTCTGACTTCACCTTTTTCCGTGTAAGCACAATCTTTAAGCCTATCGCCATAACTACTTAAAATTAAATCGGAATCGTGAACATCCTCAAAATTTTTATTAACATGCTTTCCTGATTTTTTATCCCAAAATTCCATGCACACTTTTTTCAAATATTCAAGACTATCATTGTCAACCGCTTCAATTAAAGCCTGAGGGTCTTTTAATTTCAATTTCATCAAACGTTCCATCTTCAGTCCATTCTGCACCCTGCTTTTTCAATTCCTCATAAGTGCGGTCAAACATTTCATTATTACCGAAAATCTGAACATCGTTCACATAAAATCTGTTACTCATTTTCTTCCACCTCCAAAATTAAAAAGCTGGCATTTCCAATTCATCTACAATATTACCACTCATTTTATAAACTCATCTACAAGTCTTCTTTCGTAATCCGCAAGTTTTTTCCCTGCAAATTCATTCAGTTTTTTCTTACATTCTTTACAAAAACTATATCCACAAACGTGAACATTAATATTAAGATTAACAGAATTACTGTCTCTTATTATTTCCTTTTTGCATTTCACACAAAATACAGGCTTGTTCAAATCAATTTCCCTAAGTAAGCCATTGTTCAAATTACCTTCTATCATTCACAGCCTCTTTCATTAAAATACTGGTATCTCAACATCATCTATAATATTCCCAGTCATCTTACAAGCGTCATAAAAATCACTCTCATTAAAACACTGAACAAAATCCATGTTCATTCCATGTTTCCTGCAAGCGTCCTCAATGAACCACCGCCACGGAGCGTTATTGTCAACGCTCTTTTCAATGTCCAACGTGGAAAGTGAAACTCCAATTTTCTTTTCCTTCAAGTACCTTGCGAACAAGGCAGGCAAGACTTTCGCTCCGCCTTCCATGTTACCGTTAATCTCACACTGTAAAAAATATTTTGCGTTGGGCTCGAACTGATACAACAATTTGCCCCAGTTTATCATGTTCTTTATGTACCGCCATGCAACACTCTCACTAGCATTGACCGGCAACAATTCATTCAGTTCATGCCCAGATTCGTATGACACTGGTGACTTCTGCCTTATTTTGTCAGCTATTCTTTGTCCGCCCTCCCTGTCGAGTTTCTGACCCTGCACCATAGGCTCATTCAATGACTGTATGAACTGGCTCTGCCCCCTGCTAGTCGGGTTGTCACTGAAAAACCAGTCATTCAAGCTGGTAACCAAAAAATTCTTGTTGAACGGCATACGGTTCTCATCATACATCAACGCAAAATTATCACACGCGCCAAATATCAATTTCCTGACGGCTTTCCAGTCACCCTTCACGGCATTTATCTTTTCCCTCCAACCTTCCGTCTCAAACTGTTTGTTTGAAAACACCTTGTCATTAAAATTATAATATCGTGAGCTGGTGAACCTGCCGTTATAAATGTCCTCTATCTTATGACAAAGTTTCGTGTATGTCTTGGAAGGTCTCTCACCCTGCTTCGGAACCCTGTTTTGAAAATAAAGACCATATTTTTGAAGTACTTTTCTGGCTATTGCGTCCGACTGCCTGCAATAAGGCAATTTCTCACCGTCATCAAGCACACGGTCAGTAGGTATATCCAGCAACAACGCCCTCTCCTTTTTTTCCTTCCACTTTTGTTCTTCATCCCTGTATTTTTCAATGCCGACCTCAGCTATATATTTTTCCTTCATTTCCCTATCTTCCTCGGCGTAAGCCTTGAATTTTTCATGGGGCTGTAAATTATCCCATGTTTTGTTTCTTTCCTCCTCCTGCCTCTTTTCTTCCTCAATGTACTCAAATATTTTCTCAAACCAGTTGAGGGCAAACGTCATGTTCAGTTCTTCAAGCGATTCCTTCGGTGCAAGCGATTCAATTACCTTGTTCCAGTTGAAGGAAACCAATAAATGCCAATAATCCTCAAGGTGCTTGTCCTCGATTATACCGATACGCTCCAATTTTCTGAAACGCTGGGCAACGACTGCCTGAGACATAAGACCCTCAAAATCCCTCGCAATCTTCGATTCAGAAATCCAAAACTGTTTTCTTACATGGGAAGTCTTTGATTCTGGAAACTTTGATTTTGGCGGTGAATTGTTGGAACATACCCAGCTATATAGATATTCGAGCAATGCAATGTCGGCCAAAGTCAGCTTGTTCTCAACTACAAATTTACTGGAAAAATATTTTGCCGTTATACCGTTCATTTTATTCCCTTAATATAAAAAAACCGCCAACTGCTTCTTTGCACTTCGTTTCCGAAGTTACGACCAAACAAAAAAACAGCTGACGGTTTCTAATTCCATTGAAGGAATAAATAATTCGGTCGTAAAAAAATTACTTACTACTTCAATTCAACCTTCTACACAATAACATTTTTTGGAATGTTTGTAAAGTGATTATTTATATTATAGGAGCAGAAAAAAATTTATTTATGGAAAATTAAAAATATTCCATTGTAAAAAATTCAAGGTATTATTTACAGCGTCAAAAACGCTTATAATAATATTTTATGAAATAAAATATTATTAATAATATATATTACTAATTATATATCTACCATAATACCCCCTATATTAAAAATATAAGGGGTGGGTGTTTTGATAATTATTCATCCTGCCAGTATGACCATGCGTGGACTTTGGAAAGACCGTATCTTTTTATGTAGGTTTCAAGTCTTTTTGTAAAAAGCTCAAGTTCTTTTTTATATGCTGCAACAATCAATTCTCTGTCTTCGTTGGAAACTGGTGTGAATTCCTTGAATTCCTTGTTAAAAATATCTTTAGGCTCATTCCAATATTTAAAAGAAACAACATTTTTTAAAATATTGTTTTTCTGGTTTATGTAATGATTTTGAAAATAAAGCTCATTCCTTGTGTCAGAATAGAAGTTGATGCAATCATTCAATTTTTTAAGGTTCTCTTTTCTAAAATAATCAAGTGAATTTTCCACGTGTTGTGCCATGTTATTGGCTCTGTCATAGTCATCCATGTCACGACTTGACAAGGAATAACCGAAACAAAAATCTTTTTTGATACCCTGCTTTTCAACCTCACAAAAAAAGCCTTTTTCTGTCTTGAAAACTACTTCTGCTTTTTTTGCACAATAATCCACCATGTGATTGTCACTTCCCCATACATCAATAAGAAGTGTTTTGTACTGGTCTTTAAGTTCCTTCTGTGTGTTTTTGTCAAACATAATTCAGTCCTCCTTGACAATTTCATAACCATTTTCACGAGCGTATTCCAGTTCCACTCTGGGACAGAATGTAAAGTCCACGCCATTTGAAACTAAGAAATAAGTCTTGTTTGTTGTTTTGTTCAGTTTGTCAACTATTGCTTTTGCCGTTTCCTTTGTCATAGTAGTCTCCTTCCAAGTTTTTATCCAGAACTGGGAAACTATTTTTATTTATGTTTTAGTTCAAAAAAATTTGCGATTTAATTTTTTTTCTGTTTCCAAAGGTTTCTGGCAATTTCTACAATTTCAGAATCATTTTCTGATGCAAACTTATTTAAAAAATTTTCTTTTAGTTCATTAATTTTTGGATAATCTTCTGACATACATCCTCCATTAAATCCATAAAGTTCCTTCTTTACAATTTCAAGTTGTTTTTTGGAAACAAATCCTTTTTCTTTATAAAAATTAACAACTGAAGGATAAAAAGATTTCTTAAACTCACTGCGGAAAGTTTTATTCAAATCATTATTATGCTTCATCAATTTTATTTCATAATCAGAAACAAATTTATTCATTAAATATCGCATTTCGATACTATAGTTATATTCTAATGATTCTTTATTGTGATTTTTTAAAGCAATTTTTTTCGCCCTGCTATACATATTTATACAACTGCAACCAATATCAGCTCCCAGTGTATCGCTTCCACAAATTCGACATATACCACCAGCATATTTACCTAGTTTCATAATCATCTCCTCACAAGTTGTTCTTGCTTTGTTTTATTAATTATATAATATAGCATTTTACAAAAAATGTCAAGTATTTTTTATCATTTTTAATTAATATTTTGTATAGTGTAAAAACCTATTATATGTTACTATAATGGTATGAAACTAATCATCATCAAACTTTTTTTTATATGCGTTTTCAACTTTCAACAGACGTTCCATCAGTTCTGCATTTTGCTTTTCAAGTTCCTTAATCCGTTCCAGAGCATTTTTCAGTGTCTCCGTGTTATCCGTCCGAATTTCTTCCACCTTCAATTCCTCCCATTTGTCATGGTTCACACAATCGAACTCTGTGTATTCATATATCTCATGGTGTTCCGCAACATCTTGTTTGACAGTAGAATAAAAAATGTGACAGTTTTTATTTCCACAGTTGTAGCAAGTCTTTTCGTCTGTCATTTATCTATTTCTTCCAAATCATCAAATAATACCGCTATCCGTAAAACCGTGAAGCACCCTGCCATACCGACATATAGAACACCCAAAACGGTTTGTATTATAATCAATGTCATATGTTCTCCTGTTTTTCAACTTCAATTTTATAATCTTCCCATAAGTCTTTTTCAACTTCAATTTTATAATCTTCCCATAAGTCACCACTCCAAAGACGACCTGCATATTTACAACCAACACTATAGCACTCGCCTATAGCACCTGTATAACAATGATAACATGGATTGTCTATTTTCACAGTTTCTGCCATCTCTTCATCTGTCATTTTCTCACATCCTTAAATCTTCCAATACTGGATGATTAACAAGCCTAAAAAGGCAGAAATTAAAATTGAAACCATTTGTTCGAATTTCCAATGTGTCCCCATAACGTCTTGTTTTTAGTTTGTAAGCACCATTGTCATTATTAACAATATCCAAGCCTAACTTATCAATAACTTTTTCAAAAAGTGTAATTTCCGATGATGTCATATAAAACTCCTTCTCATCTACTAGCAATAAAAGATTTGCATTCTTCGTAACTTCCTTTGACATTAATTCAATACAATCCGTCCTCTTTTCTGAGCTTCAAGGTCAATGAAGGTTGCTTCAAATAACCGAAATTCCATCCTTTCTATAAGCCTTTCTTATTTCATCGGCAATGTGCTCAAGATGATTTTCCTTTATGTATCTCTCACAATCCGCACACGCACTGTCCTCACTGAAATTAATCTTATGAACATCATTCATACTAACAAATTCCCCTTATCAAATAAGTATCATAAAAAAGCAAGCCTGTTGGAAAATCCGCAGGCTCGCTTTTGACATTCATGAAAGTCATGCCGTCAAGATGCTCTCAATGTCATTTTCCATGAATTCAATCATCCAAATGTAACAAACAAGCCTTGAAATCTTCTCGAACTTGTCATCCTTTTCCTTCACGGAATACAAAACAACTTTCTCATCATTATTCAAATCAATCATCCTACTGATTTCATAATGATTCTCATGATTTGAAAAACTGATGTTCTCAAAGTCTATCTCATTGTCATTGAGAAGTTCCCTCACCTTTGCCAAAACCTTTTCCCTTGTCATATTTACTCCTCGGTAAGATTCACTTGCCTTATGCAAACATAATACCATTCCTGATGTTTTTTGTCAAGTGATTTTTATTAAAATTATGAAAAAAAAAGAATAGCCTCATAAATGCAAAGATTTACGGGGCTTCATTTTTTAATGGCTTATTTCCCACAGTTCCTTGTCATTCAAGAATCTCGTGACATCCCTTGTATGGGTATTGGGGTAATAGTATGTGATTTTCTTGATGCCGTACTCTTCTTTTCCACGGAATTTCCTCACCACATAATCGGGTCTGTCATACTCACCGTACCGCAGAAAATAAAGCCCCTTGTTGAAAAATGTCTTTCCGTCCTTGCTCATAAAGGTGTAGATGCCTTTCAAAAAATTAAGTGCTTCGTCTCTCGTAGAAAAAATCATGGTTTGTCTCCTTCCTCGTTTTTCAACAGAACTAGAAAATTGTTTTTAACAACCTTTCAAAAATCTTTTATAGCAAGTGTTACCGACTGGATACCACCCCATATCATCCGCAAAAGCACCTTCATTGTCAGTAATAAACTTACCGCCACAAACAAGCCTAAGCATTTTGATGTTCGCAGTTGGTTTGACAGATTTCCCACAAATCAAACATGGCTCACCCTTGTCATAATCGCACTTGTCTTCCCATTCATCATGGTCTTTTGTTCTGACATCTTCATAAAGTTTAATCATAGTTAATCTCCTTGGCAACTTTCTCTTGCCTTATGATTATACTATATCATATTTGAAATATTTTGTCAAGTATTTTTTATCATTTTTTTTATTTTATGCAAATTAATTTTGGACGGCTTCTTTTTGTTGAGCCTTTGCTCTTTTTCTAGCTTCATTCCTTTTGTTGTTGCATTCCTCTCTTTTATCGACATTTTTCTTTGCCGTCCATATGGCATTGGATTTTGTGAAGTTGGATAAGGGTGTTGAAGCAAGAGTGCTGATTAGGTCAATGCCTTTCTTATATTGAAATTTTTTTATGTGTCTGCGTTCGCCCTCACGCTTAACGTCAATGACCTCAAGTATGCCCAAGGACTCAAGCTCACCGAATCTTATTCTGAATAACATACTCGCAGGTGCGGAATACCCAAGCGTAAGTGCGTATTCGTCAATGGTTCCCTCAAAGTCACCATAATCAATCATCTCGACTTGTTCCTTATACAAAAGTCTGTACCGCTTCCCAAATTCAATCATCGCTGAAAATGAACCGTAAATTTTATCCTCATCAATCAAAAACAAATTATCCATGTAATTCCTCCATATGACAAAATATACCGCAATTTTAATTTCTCACTGTCAGCCTGTTTTTTTCTGATACGTTGCATTGTGCGTTCAAGGATATTGATTCTCCAAGTTTCTGTCCGCACTTAAAAGAATCAGATATTACTTTGTGAGTTCTCTTTCTTGCTTCCCTCACATTCATCGTGTCATTCATATATCGTTGTACCGCTGATATGACCATAAGGGAATTCGAATTTTCA